CCGGGCCACCTGTGTCCTATTACACCGCTCCATTCACGTTCGACTACGCGGCAGATCGCATCCAGGTGGATGCAGCCGTCGCGGATGTGGATGTGATCGAGCTCTATGCCGCCATCCGCGACGCACAAGCCACCGAAGAAGGGATTCTCCATGGGCCCATCGCATCAGGATCCGGACTCGTCGCCCTCGGTGGAGGAGTCCAGGTCGGCATCACCGTCCAGCTCCTGGGGGGCTGGAATCTTAGGTTCGCGGAGGGTGCCTACATCGCCCGAGTCACATCAGGCAACCTTGTCGGAGGACCAGGCGGAGACCCAATCGCATACAGCGCAGGAGTCCAAGTCCTGCTCCTCCAGTCCGCCGCCTCCACCGTTGTCACGGTGAGCGGAGCGGGCGGAGGAAGTGCGCCGACAGCATCAGAAAATGCCGCCGCAGTATGGTCGCACGCCTCGCGCACGCTGACCGGCACGACATCGGCTGACGTCCGCTATGTCAACGGCATTCAAATTGACGGGACCGGCACTGAGGCGAACCCATGGGGGCCGGCGTGAGCGCTTGGGGCAAGTCCTGGGGCAAGTCCTGGGGCAACTCGTGGGGGTCCGCCGACAATCCGCAAGACGCGTCCGGCGGTGGATTCATCACGGCGGCCAGAGCGAATCGTGAGCGTCACCGCAGGGATGATGATGAGGTGATGCTGCTTATAACGGCATTCGTCTCTGTAGTTGGGCAGAACGAGTACAGAATCCGCAAGTGATCCGCACCCGACGGTTTCGGGGCTTGTTTGAATGTGATATACAATGAATACAGACGCGATTGCGCCGACTGGCACCGAGACAGTCGAAAATACCATCGGGCAAACCGCTGAGCAGGCCACTGCCGCCGAGTCTCAGGTCAGCGAAGAAGGGCAGGCGAAGGAAGAACGGTCATTCTCGCAAGCCGAGGTTGATGCGCTCATCCAGAAGCGGCTGGCTAAAGAGGCCCGACGCTCAGAACGCAGGATTGCAGAGGAACTGGCTAAGGTCAGGCAAACCCAGCAAACACCGCCATCGAGCCGAGATGAATTTGCCCCCGACGACATCGACCGACTCGCAACCGAACGCGCGCAGCAGATGCGCCGAGAGGAAGCGATCGCCCGACAGTCTGAGGACATCCGCAGCGCGGCAATCGAGGCTGCAGGCGGAGAGGGGAAGTTTGCCCAGGCATTGGCAACCGTCGTGGAAGAGGCCGGCCCGCTGGCTGATCTGCGCACGGGGGAGTGGACTCCGCTGGGCGAGGCAATCGCCGAATCCGACAAGCCGGGCGAGTTGCTGGTCTACCTCGGGCGCAATCCCGACGTTGCCGAGACGCTGCAAGGCCTGACGGGTGGGCGCCTGCACAGGGCCGTTGCCAAGATCGAAGCGCAGATGCAGACCAAGGCCGTGCCCCCGCCGAAGCCGCTCAAGCCCGTTACCCCGTCCGGCGTCACCGCTGGGCGATCAGCCGCACAGATGACCGATGCCGAGTGGTATGCCGCTCGCCGCGGTCGCAAGTAATCACCATCACATTCAGAAAGTCCAATCATGGCAAACGATCTCAGTGTTCACCAAATCATCGCCCGCGAAGCCGCGGCCATCCTGGAGGAATCCAGCCCGTTCATCAGCAAGTTGCTCGACCGCAGCCGCGAGAGCGACATCGCCAAGGAAATGGGCGGCTACAAGACCGGCCAATCGGTCAAGGTCAAGGTGCCGCGTTCCGGCGCTGTGTACGACGGCGCAACGTTCGCTGGCGGAGGCTCTGCTCCTGACGTGGTTGAGGATGAGGTAAATCTGACCCTCGACATCCACAAGCACGCCGCTGTGACCTTTACTGCGAAGGAGATCTTGACCGATGTGACCGACTGGCGAGAGCGTGTCCTTCGTCCGCAGATCAGCACGCTGGCGGCCACGATGGAAGCGGAGATGATCCTCCGCGCAGTCCGGGCGACCTCGAATGTCGTCGGCACGCCCGGCACGGTGCCCAGCACGATGAAGACGTTCAGCCAAGCCCGCGCGGCCCTGAACAAGCAACTCGCCCCGGCTGACCCGCGCTACTGCCTGATGTCGTCGGATGTCAACGTCGAGATGGTGGACGCATCGAAGGCGCTGTTCAATCCAAATTCTGAAATCGCAAAGATGTTCAGGTCGGGCTTGTTCGCCGGCATGGCTCAGGGCGCCGAGTTCTACGAGTGCCAGAACTTGCCGACGATCACCAACGGCAACAAGGTCGCATCGGTGGTGGTGTCTGGTGGCTCGCAGGTCGGGTCGTCGCTGCTGGTGGGTGGCGTGACCAATGGTGACACGTTCCTGAAGGGGCAGGTCTTCACGATCGCAGGCGTCTACGATGTCCACCCGCTGACCGGCACTGCGTACAACAGCCTCAAGCAGTTCGTCATCACCGCCGACACGACTGCCAGCACGACCACGGTTTCTCTGCCGATCTACCCGAGTATTGACACCAGCATGCCCGGCAAGACCGCCAGCGCATCGCCGGCCAACTCGGCTGCGCTGGTGTTCGTCGGGGCCGCATCGACTGCCTACACGCAGAACCTGATGTTCGTGCCGGGCGCCTACACCGCGGCGTTCAAGAGCCCGAAGGTCATCGCTGGCTGCGATGGCTACATGTTCAACGCAGGCGGCATGGCACTGACGGTGCAGACGTTCGGCAACGGAACGACTCTGACGGAAAGCACCCGTATCGACGTGCTGGCAGGCTTCGCCGCGGTCCGCGGCAATCACGGCTGCCGCATCGTTCAGTAAGCGAGGCAAAGCAGCATGGCCCTGACATCCGCACTAGAAGTTATCAAGGGGGCCTTGCTGCGCGTGGGCGTACTTGACGCGATCGAAACTCCGACAGCGGAACAAACTGCAGTGTGTCTGGATGCCCTGAACGGGCTGATCGACACTATGCAGACCTCGCCACTGTCGGGCATCGGTCCTGTCGAGTACGTCGCCAGCGTCACGGCTGGCGCGGTCACAATCGGGCCATCTGGTCAGATTGACGTTCCGCGCCCGCTGCTGATCGCTGGCGCTTATTGCCGGATCGACGGCACAGATTACCCTGTTGATGTCATCAGCAAGTCAGAATGGGACGCGATCGACCTGAAGGCGCTTGGATCAACCTGGCCCGAGGTGTGTTGGTACGATGACGCCATGCCAATCGGTACCGTGAGATTCTGGCCCGTTCCTGATGGCACTGTTGAGGTGCACTTGACGGTAACGGAGCAGCTCCAGCCATTTGGCACGGCGCACACGTCACAGCACCTAGGCCAAGGGCTCAAGCGTGCGCTGCAGCTTGCACTGGCTCTTGAGGTGCTGCCGATATTCGGTGTGCAGCCGACGCCACAACTACTGCGCGACGCGGCCAACGCCATGCGCGTCTGCAAGCGCACGCGCGCCGAAGTGCCGCAACTGGACATCATCAACACAGCCTCGGCTTAGGCCCAATTCGTTGCGGGCGGTCAGATATGACAAAGATTTCAGCCGGTGAACATTGAATGCCAAACATCGCGCTAGCCGGACCGTCCTACGCACTCCGCAATCGCACGGCAGATGTGCAGCGGTGCGTCAACTGGGTGCCGGTGCAGATTGAATCTGGCACGGGAAAGGGTGGAGCGCAAAGCTACTTGAAGCAGGTTCCTGGCAAAACGGCCTTTGGATCAGCGCTGGCTGGCCCTGTCCGCGGCGCCAGGACGTGCCGAGGTCTGCTATACGTCGTTGCCGGCACATCGCTGTACCGCGTGTCTGCTGTGGGCGCTGCAACGGTACTTGGCGCCGTATCCGGCACGTCACCGGTCGGCATGTCCGACAACAACACGCAACTGTGCATCGCTACTGGCGAGAAAGGCTACGTGTTGGACCTGGACACGGACGCATTCAGCGCGATCAGCACAAACTGGCTTGGATCGGCCCGGGTTGATGTGTTGGACGGCTACGGCCTGTTCACGGTGCCTGGCAGCGCTCAGATCTACACCAGCAACATCCAGGATTTCAGCCAGATCGATGCGTTGTCATACGCAGCGGCAGACAGCTCCACAGGCGCAGTGGTGTCGCACCTGGTCAAGCACCGCGAGGCGCTGATACTCAAGGAGCGATCTGGAGAGGTTTGGTATGACGCCGGAAACATCGACGGCATCCCGTTGAGCGTCAACACCGGCGCCAGCATCGAGGCCGGCTGCATGGCAGCGCACAGCCTGCGCAAAATCGCCGGGCTGGCGCTGTGGCTGGGCCAGGATGATCGCGGGTCTGCGGTGGTGTTTGCAATGTCGTCCTACGTGCCGCAGCGCATCAGCACGCACGCGCTTGAGGAACTACTCGCGGCGCGCACTCAAGACGAGCTTTCGGCCGCGGTGGCGTACACATACCACCAAGAGGGCCTTAGCTACTACGTGCTGCAGGTTCAGGGCCTATCGACAACCTGGGTCTACGAGCTGGCTGGCGGGATCTGGCATGAGCGCGGAGAGTGGGTAGATGGCGCATGGACGCGCGACCTCGGAGTGTGCCACGCGCACGCTTACGGCCGGCACATCGTCGGCGGGTCTGATGGCGTGCTGTACACGCTCGATGTGGCCAGCAATCGCAGCGCGGGTCGTGCGCTGGTCCGCGACAGGATCACACCGCACGCAGCATCTCCAAGCCTGGATCGCGTCCGATTCGCATCTGCTCAGATTGACTGCAATGTCGGTATCGGCCTGTCTGGCGCGGATGCCGCGCTGATGCTGCGCTACTCGAATGACGGTGGGATGGTATGGGGTAGCTGGCGCCACCTGTCACTGGGCAATATCGGTGAGTATCAGGCTCGCTGCCGTGCAACGATGCTTGGCGCGGCCCGCGATCGCGTGTGGCAGATTCGCGTTACGGACGATGTGCGATGCGAGCCGGTATCGATGATTGTGAATGAGTCATGAGCGCACTTACCCGCCCACCCGCACGAATCCCGCTTGCCGGACCGGATGGGCTGATCACGCGCGAGTGGTATCGCTACTTCGATGAGGTGGCCGTCCGGCTTGGCGCGGCGAGTGGCAGCGGTACGGATGACCTGACCACGAGTGCATTTGAAGATGCAGGCATCGAGGAAACGAAAGCGGGCCTGTATGCGCTGCGTGACGAGATCATGGCGGCGCCTGTTGCTGCTCAGCACAGCGCCGTAGATGAGCTCGGAGTAGGCCCGCCGTATGAGCCAATCGCGCCACAAGACGAGTTGATGGCAGACCTGCACTCCCTGCGCGCCGAGGTTGATCTACTGAGACAACGGGTGCGCGATCTGCAACAATCCACCAGTATCTAGGACACCATGGCCGTCAACGTATCCACCCTCATCCTCGCCAAGCAGGCCGAGGCAACGCAGACCACGCAATACACTGCGACTGGCATGCGCACCATCATCGACAAATTCACCGGCACAAATACCACGGCAAGCGCCGCGACGCTGTCGGTGAATCTCGTTGCCCCTGGTGGGTCGGCGTCTGACGCAAACCTGATCGTCAAAGCAAAGAGCCTGGCTGCCGGTGAAACGTACACATTCCCGGAGCTGGTCGGTCACGTTCTTACGCCAGGTGCGTTCATCTCTACGTTGGCCGGCACTGCTACGGCTATCACAATTCGCGCTAGCGGGCGCGAGGTGACGTGATGTACCCATGCACATATCAGTGGAAATTGCCTGCGAAGGCGGCTCAACAGGCTGCCAGCAGAGGCGATATCCTGGCGCTACAAGCGGCCATGTTTGCGCTGAACGACGGCGCGTCAAACGCTGATATGTGCCATTTGGAGCACCATTTTGCGCCAGGTATGTATGGGCGCCAGTGCACTTTGCCGGCTGGATCGGTGGTGGTTGGGAAGATCCATCGGCACGCCCACTTGAACGTGGTAATCAAGGGTCACGCGAAGGTGGCAACAGAGTTCGGCTCGCGCGATGTGCGGGCTGGTGACGTGTTCGTGTCTGAGCCAGGTGCAAAGCGCGCTGTCTATGCCGTAGAGGAAACGGTATGGATCACTGTGCACACAAACCCGACTGATACTCGCGACCTTGCCGAGATCGAAAACCACGTCATCGCGCCTTGTTATGAAGCGCTGGCCTTTGATGAAACTCGCATGATTGCGAATGAGGTGCTGCAATGAGTTGGGTAGCTGTTGCTGTTGCTGGATCGTCGGTTGTTGGTGCGGTGGTTAGCTCTGACGCATCTCGTAAGGCCTCGAACACTCAGGCTGACGCGGCTGAGCGAGCAGCGGCCCTGGCCAATGACCAAGCGGCGCAGACTCGCGAAGACAACATGCCGGCCCTTGAGGCCCGCAACGCCTCGCTGGCGAAGATGCGCGAGATGCTCGGCATCAGCGGC